TGCGTTAACATTGGCACCAAGTTGGTTGATTGCTTTGGCACCCAAGATGGTACTAAGCATCTTCTTAGTGTCAGGTCCAATTGCTGTTCCTGCAGCAGTCTGCATCACCTCCAATGCAGTGTTTAAAGCTTCCTTTGGTTCTCCAATTAAACCAGAAGCTGCAGAAAGACCCGCAGCTTGCAGCGGATTTAAGGTATCCTGTGCATAATCAACAGATATATTATCTGTTACCTGTTGAGGTATTGGTAAGTAGATATATCGAGCATTTGATTCTATTTCTGCTGTCTGTCCTCCAACCTCATTAAAAATATTATCTCTTGTTTTTATTGGTTTAAAACCAGTTATTTGTTCATCTATTAGTTGCTTACCATCCTTCATCGCAGGTTTATTATCATTGTCTCCACCTGGATTGTCATAGACCAGTTTGGTCTTTTTGATCTCAAACATATTGTCTATTGAAAAGATATCTTCAGACCTCTTAGGAGTGAAGATCTTTATATACAACATATCTTGCTTATTATCTCCACCCATTGATCCCATACTTTTTAGGGGATATCTAAGTGGTCTCTTAACTTCAGCCATCTATAAAGAGATTTTTTAAGTATTTAGACGCTTATTCATAAGTGACAGTCTTAGTATATCATTTACTTCAGAACGGAAGATCTCATACACATCAGTTCCTACTTCATTCCAGGTATATTGTCTTGGTTCTCTCCAGTGAGCACTGAATCCACGGAATCCCCATTGAAATACATCTGTAACTGCTATAAAAGGATTCTGATCGTATGTGATATTGGGTGTTTTAGCATTATAAACAAAGAGATATAACTTTCCTGGTTCAACAGACCTTACAGGAGAGGCAGTCAACACATCTAGAACTTCAAGCATTCTATCATCAGGATCTTTCATACCTGTCATATTATCGACAAGTTCACGGATCCTATTTACATTACTATCTGTCTGTGTTGGTCTCTTTGCCATTACTTGATACCGAGTTCTTTCTCCGTCATTACCTTAAACTCCCACATTCTGTCAGCACAATAATCTTTTGCTGCTTTCCACTTTGCCTGATTTTTAGCATATTCATATGCTTCATTCAGGTATTTTTTTGTTTGTCTTTTAGGTTTAGGTGGAGGAGCACATTGCCTCATTGGTTTGATTTCAATTAAAGATGATCTAAGTCTACCATTTACATCTTTATACTTAATAAAAAAGTCTGGAAAATATCTATGAACTCGATTATCAATAGGAGAACGATATGGTATTGCAAGTTCCTCCGAGTGCCACTCTAGAACGTTTACATTATTATCACAGTAAACCATAAACTTACGTTCCCAGAGAGATCGATATATTATATTGGTAGGATCTCCCTTATATTTTTTAGGATGAGATGGTTTGTATTTTCCCTTATATGACATCTAAATAACTAAACAATCACCTATAAGATATTTAGAGTGCCTAGACCGCTTCCAAAAAAGATATCTCAGATAAAACCAACCTTAAGTCAGGTTGCAACATCTTCTCACTTTCTTGTAGAATTTGGTGGACTTAGTTCAGAATTGTCGAAGCATCTCAAAGAGAGGGGGATGGATAGTAGATATATTACTGATACAATTGGACTTTTATGTTGTAGAGCATCACTCCCTGGAAGTGGATTTGCAACAACAGATATTGTAGGAAAATATCAAGGTGTTGCAGAAAAGTTTGCACATACTAGAACCTTTGTTCAGATTGACATGGATTTCTATGTTGATACTGGATATAGGTCATTGAAGTTCTTAGAGCATTGGATGGAGTTCATGGGATCTGCATCTGAGACTGACTCTAATATAGGTGCTGATCCACTTCTTGATGGATTTCATTTTAGGATGAGATATCCTAATGAATATAAGTGTGATGAAACTAGAATTATTAAATTTGAAAGAGATTATAAGAGATATGTTGAGTATAGATTCTTTGGATTATTCCCAATATCATTGAATGCTACACCAGTATCATATGATGGTTCACAAATCCTAAAAGCAACAGCATCTTTTCACTATGATAGGTATTATGCTGGTCAGTCTCGCTCATTGGATGCTTTCTTGAAAAGGAATGGTAATAAGCAACGACCAGCAAGTTCAGGTACAACCTCACAGCAACAGACTGAACAAATTTATGGTCTCAATTCTGGATTTAATGCACCAACTAATGACTTTGGAATCAGACCGCTTACTTCTAATTTATTGAATGCAGGAAGTGATGCAAATTATAACTTTGGATTTAATTCAAAGGATGATCCATATACTTTAGATTTCACCCAAGCATCTAATATTACTCAAGGAAGAAGAATCTAATAACCTCTCTAAATAATTTTACTGACGTGCATGAATCGTAATGCCTTTACCAAAGATTTCTACACCAACTTATGAGTTGGTAATTCCTTCTACTAAAAAGAAGATTAAGTACAGACCTTTTTTAGTTAAGGAAGAAAAAGTTTTGATTATCGCTATGGAGAGTGAAGACACTCAACATATCGCTAATGCTGTTAAGGATGTCATTTCATCTTGTATTATTACAAGAGGTATTAAAGTTGATGAACTATCAACCTTTGATATTGAATATCTGTTCTTAAATATTCGTGGTAAGTCTGTAGGTGAAGAGGTAGAAGTTTTAATTACCTGTCCTGATGATGGAACTACAAAGGTTCCTGCTATCATTGATCTAGATTCAATTGAAGTTCAATATGATAAGTCACATACACCAAATATCAAACTTGATGATGAATTGACTCTTAAGATGAGATATCCATCTATGAATGAATTCATCAAGAATAATTTTACAGTGACTGATATTGGTGTTGATGATACATTTGAAATTATTATGTCTTGTATTGAACAGATTTATAATGAAGAGGAATCTTGGTCTGTCAAGGATTGTACTAAAAAAGAGTTGAAAGACTTTATTGAATCTCTAAGTTCAAAGCAATTCAAGGAGATTGAAAACTTCTTTGCAACAATGCCAAAACTCTCACATACAGTTACGATTACCAATCCTAACACTGGAAAAGAAAATGATATCGTATTGGAAGGGTTAGCATCTTTTTTCGCGTAAGTATGGCTCATACTGACCTTGAGTCATACTTTAAAATTAACTTTGCCTTGATGCAACATCATAAATATAGCTTAACAGAGTTAGAAAATATGATACCGTGGGAGAAAGAAGTTTATCTTGCTTTCCTCCAACAGTATATTGAAGAAGAAAACTTAAAGGCACAACAGAATGGTTGAGATTTCACCACTGCTAGGTAGAAGACAAGGAATGTCTGCCGCTGCTTATACGGGCAGAGCAGTGGCACCTGCACAGGTGGATCCAGAGACCAGACAACTTATTAGTAGAAACTCATTACAACTGGGCATTGTAGCAAACCAGATGCAAAATCTGGGTGCTCAGATGCAATCCTTGACTGGTTCTCTGCAAGTTATTGGTAATAGTCTTGCAGCACAATCAGAGTTAGAAAGACAGAAAGAAGCACAAGAAGCAGAGTTACAGAATAAATTAGCGCAGCAAAAACTGCGTGAAGGAAAAGAGAGTGTAATAGAAAAGAAAATTCAAGCAGCAGCATTAGATCCCGCAAATAAAATTGCAGCTAAGGCACAGTTTACTCTTTCAAGATTGGGCGATTTCTTCACCTCTATATTTGGTGGATGGTTATTGATGAAGGGTATTGATACCCTTAGCGCACTTGCTACTGGCAATAAAGATGAACTCAATAGAATTAAGAATGAAACAATAACAGGATTACTTGTAGCAGGCGGAGCACTTGCTGCAATTAAAATTGCATTACCAGCAGTAATCACAACATTTGCAGGTATTGGAACTAAGTTAGTCTTAGCTGCAGCTGCTGGATTATTATTCTCTGGTCCTGTCGGACAACTTTTAAACTTAATTACAAATGCTGCAAGAGAACTACCTATAATTGGTGGTTTATTTGGTGGTGATAAAGATGAAGATAATGCGGGTCAGGGTGGTCCAGAAGTAAATAATAAACCAAAGACAAAAGACGCACCAGCACCAGCACCTAAATCCAATGTTGAACCAAAGACATCAGCAACTCCATCACCACCAAGCACTGGCGGTCAAGGTGGTCCTAAGATAGAACCTTCAGAGTCAAAGGTAGATGAAACTAAACTTACATTTGACTTTGGATCTGGTGAAGTAGATTTATCTAAACCAGTGGGTGCTGAAGGTAAGACCACAAAGATAGATCCTGTAACTACAGAACTGTCTATGGTTGAACCACAAGAAACTGTAACAGGTAAACCTGCTAAAGGTAAGGAAGAAGAATCTGCCAAAAATATGGAACCTGGTCCAACTGGTGATGCAGAGTATGGTGAAACAAAACTAGAAGCAACTACCACTGGTAATTCATCTTCAGTAGAACCTAAAGAAACAATGACTGGAGCGAAGGTGGGTGATAAGGTGAGTGATCCAGAAATTCTTAATATGATTGAGCAAGAAAAGTATATTGGTAAAACTGGACAACTTCCACCAGATATGATTGCATCACTAGAAAAATCAAAGACTGTTGCTAATGTGGTTTCACAAGCCCCTGCAGAACCAAAAGTAAATGTT